AGCGATCAATGACTTGTAGCCATTACTAACATACTCAATCGCTTCCTCGAATGTCATATAGCCAATCACTGGAACTACCTTGATTGCCAGATCGCCAGCTATCTCCTCTATATCAGGTCTCCTTAACCACCATTTATCAATCTTTACATCGAACAAAATGAAGCTTACCTCATCCTTGATATAGCGACCTCCACCTTTCTGAATCTTCATACCTATATTCATCATAAGATAACAACCGTGTTTTATAAGTATTCAAATCAAGCATGTCTTCTTAGTTGTAATCCGTTAATAAATTTATTGATCTCATCCGGTCCTTATCCCAATATAAGTATATGTTGTACCAACATTTGAGTGATTCAATACCTCTTTGAGCATCATCAAGGATTCTTGGCTTCTCCCGTTTGCCTCGTAAAGATATCTGCCGAATGTTTTACGAAAGCTGTGGGTGGAAAAATGATCAATGGAAAGATTATATCTATCCTTGACATCTTTCAATCTTTTATTGATCTGCCAAATCCCCATAGGCTTGTTCTTATATCCTTCAAATAAATAAGAGTTTACCGAAGGCTTCCCCATTAAAGTATATAATTCCTTTATGATACTAACAGTCTCATCATTCAATCTCACTTCCCGGTTCTTCTTTGTCTTTTTCTCTATCAAGATTATACTATTTTTATTTAGCACATTTTCCCATTTCAACATACGAATATCCGACACCCGTAAAGCCGAAGCAAATGCAATAGTAAAATACAATTCCTCCCAATAAAGCCTATCCTCGCGCAATTTTTCTAATGTTGACAGAAACTCTTCGTATGGAAGATAATCAGACTTTGTTAATACACCTTTTTTTGCCATAACTCTTAATAATTTTGTTTTAATTCTTAGGCAAAGCTACAATTACATTTTAATATAATGCTCTAGCCTTCTCAGCCTTGCTTGAACAGGAATTTATATCATCAGCTACTAAATAAGTGGTATTTTTACTAACTGACCCAGACATGGTTCCACCGGCTTTCGTAATTTTTGATTCTAGTTGTTTGTCTCGAATACCGGTAAAGCAAATCTTCATCCCGGATAATGATGTTCCCAAAGGCTCATCTTTCTCCCAAGCAATAGGAATCTCGTTCCCCCTCACCCACTCAACAAAACCTTGACACTTGTTCGAGAACTCATCTATCATCTTATCACCTACCCCTTTTGTCATAGACATGATTTTTGTCATCACTAAGTATCCAGCAAATGTTAATTCTCCAGAGATCCATAACCTCAAGGTCACATTATCTACATTAGACAATAAGATTGTTGCCTTCTTCTCTCCTATTCCATCAAAACAATCGGATGCTTCCATTAACTTAGGGAGAGAAACACCATCATCAAAAATGCCTCGGTTCTTCTCTATGATCTTGCTAGCGGTATCGTAACCAATGCCATCTATCTTCTGTAGCGTTGAAAGATCCGTATGAAGAAGATCTCCCGGGGACTTGATCTCGGAGTTAAAGATCGCCTTCAAGGTTTCCTCTCCTATCTCATCATACTCCAACTTCTCGCAGAAGTAAATCAACTTAGCCAATAATCTACCGGGACAAAGCGGGTCTGGGCACATACGCTCGACCAAGGAGTCATTCCAGACTGTTTCCTTCCCACATGAAGGGCAGAGCTTGAAAGCTTCCTCCACGACATCATTGGATACAGGATAAATTACGTCTTGGATTTTTGGTATAACCATCCCGGAACGGATTATTTTTATCTCAGCGCCAGTACCAATACCATTATCAAAACAAAACTTAGCGTTATATCCGGTAGGATTGTTAATTGTAGCCCCTTCTAGCTCTACAGCGTCAACAGCCACAGTCGGTTTTAGATATCCGGATTTAGACACCTTGCAATTGACGGATTGAACAGTGGTGATCTCAGCATCCGTAAACTCTTCAGGTTTATAGGCTACGGCCCACTGAGGATTGCCTGTTGATGGGTGACGGCCAATCTCTTTCCAACGCCTCATATTGTTCACGTAGATAACAAGGCCATCAATAGCAAAATCTTGACTCCAACTATCAAATAACTCTTTAAGGAATGAGGCGTTCAAAAAGCTGGCAAATGTATGAAGTATTCTTGCCACATAAACAAAATATGCTTCCATGTGGTCAAGGAGATCTATATAAGAAAATTATCAACCCCTTCTCCAAAGGCTCCGTATCGCATAAAATACACGTGTTTAAGTAATTCCGAAGGCGGATCGTCTCGCCTAAATAACCCAGCCACGGTGTTCCTCGCAGATTTATATGGTTGACCGTTCAATGGATTTATCTTACCTTCGAAATTATCTTTCCATATTGATTTTGGGATAATAGCCTCGCCAAAGGTATATTCAACAGGAGCATTGTCATGATGCCATACAGAAGACATTAGATCCATATGTCGCTTACAGTCCATCCCTTCATTGTCGTTACCACCTCTGGAATATGTCATCCAGTCATTCTCATTGCATAACAAGCTAATACCATCATATTTTGGAGTGATAACCACATCGTCATTTGGTCCTATACCAACTTTATCGAACCACAGACATAGCTCCTCAAAAGTCTTCACTTTATCCAACGATCTCATCGGGAACGGCAGTTTTACTTTCCGATCCACAATATCCATTCCCGGTTCCACCTTTTTAAACCACTCATGATCCGGATTGATGGATCTTAACTCATCAACCAATATGTCATAAGCAAAGTCTGTCATGATAGGAGTACCTTGCCGGTACTCCTTATTTGCTCTTACGATTTTATCGTAGATTTGTTGTTCAATATTGTTCATCTGATTATCTTTGTACTCATAATATAAAATGTATCATGGAAAACAAATTGTTTGATTATTTCAAGGATTCAGGTAAACTCTATGGGCTAAGTGGCGATCAGTTGGTTAAATTCCAACAAGCATGCAACAAAGCTGTATGTGACAACCCTACTTTAGATTTTAATGATCTTCTGATAGTCTGTCAAGTTTACCTAAACACTATAAGAGATTTTCCAGATATGGTTATTTAAACGATATGCTCTTTGCTATTTTTTCTATAGCCATTCGTATCTTGTGTTCAATAATCTCAGCGGTATCATCACTTTGCGTATTGATAACTATGAGATTCCCGATCAATAAAGAAATGTTGACTAAAACTGTTTTATCGTTTCCTTTTTGATTGTTCATTTTGATTGATTGTTTTTAATTGCATGTCTTAGTTTTTGACCATAAGATCTATTATCTCTCTGGTGATGTTGGTTCTCAATCCGGTAAAGAAGCTCTCCTTTGGTTCGCAAGTTTTCCATAGCGATCTTCTTCATCTTCTTATCATCTCCAGTGAGAACACGATCGTATGCCTCGTCCAAAGCATATTTAAAACTTTTGATAAACGCTCCTCTATAACTAGATGACAATCTATCATAGATATAGTTGAAAGATTTGATAAGATCCAAATTGTCGAATTTCTTATCAAAGATCAGCTGGCGGATGCGTTGAGCGGATCTTTCTCCTCCTCCAGTATAAAACTCCACAATTTGATTTTCCATCAAATGATCCAATTGCTCCGGAGTTGCGTTTTCAGAAATATATGCTCCATGTTTCCGGATAGCAGGAAGGATTTCCTTAGCAATCTTCTTTCTGAACGCTTTTGCTGTTTCTGATTTTGCCACCATAGCTAATTCATAAAAATCTGATTCTAAGATAAATAAATCTAACCCAACTTCTTGGGTCAAATATCTATCATCTATTTCCGACAAATATTTCTTAATATTGTCCCATCGAATTGTTTTGGTTATGTTTCCATTCCGTTCCCTCTCTCTTTCAAAACCAAGCCCAATTGCTACATCTTTCAAGTTTAGAAAAATTTCTCCACCTATCATTTGTTGGTAATTAATACCATCAATCATTTCTGTTACTACATTTTGAATTTGTTTGTTCATGATTACTTTTGTGATTTTTGACTATTGGACATAAAAACTTTACCATTCTTATCGGTTCCCACTGGATGAAATGTGGTCGTTCCTCTATCGTGCATCTGGATAGCTAATCTTGCGTCCCATATATCCTTCCAATTTTCAATTGAATACCCCATGAATCTGTGCTGGTTCTCAAATTTAAATTCTACATTATATAATAATTCGTTAGTAGTGAGATCAAGTACCTTACCAACACGCATTTTTACTATTTTCATTTTGCATTAATCGTTATTCCGTTCGTTATGAGGCTGCCATTATACAAACAGGGCCTTATGTATTCCAGTGTTTCAAAATTCTTCAAGAAATCATCTATCGCTCTTACGAACATCCTTTGCTCTAATGGATCTGTAGGAGCATCCTCACGTTTATAGATAACGCAATCTTCCCATGCTCCATTTTCCATTTTCTGTCTTCCTATATTTATTACGACATATAAATGATGCTTGTAATAATAAGTGTTGTTTTCTTTTAATTCGTATTTTTCCATTTTGTGATAGTTTTTAGTGTCCACCAATCCGAAAAGGAAAGGTGGACGTGGTTATTATTAAGCTTCTACTAATTCTTCTACTCTTTCTTCCCAAAGCTGGTGGATCAATGTTCGTCCCTCATGATTCCATCGAATAATTGACTTGAACGGAGAAGGTGACAATAAGGTTTGATGCTCATCTGTTACTTTCCAGCTACCGGATTTCCCTGTCAATACTCCCTTCTTACATAAGAATTGATTCAATACTTGAGATGTCGTTCTCAATTCCGTAGCGATAGTCGTAGTAGTAAAGTAATCTCGATTCTCTACCATACCAGAGTAATATTCCACCTTCGGCTTATCCTCTTCGATCTTGGCTTCCTGTTCCTCTACCTTTTGTTGTAGATGAGCGGATAGAAGAAGAGCATCAGAGAATTTCTGAGGAATCGGAAATCCTCCAAAATTAACGTTACCATGATCGAAAGGAATTGCAGATATAAATCCACTCGTTCTCAAGTTGTTAAAGGTGTAATATTGGATGACAGATCTAGGTTGATCGACTTGTATGAGGCGTGCGTACAACAAGACGCTCATATAAGGAGTGTTTTAGAGACGTTGGAATCCCAAATTATTGGGGAAAGGTATATGCAGGCAAGGCAAAACGCCAATGGTCAATATGTCCGTGATGTAGAAGCTACGAAGAAAATACAAGGGAGTCAATTCATCAAGATCATCAAGGGTATTGCCGAATCTAAATTGTACGGTTATACACTGATTGAGATTAACCCTACAACCGATCCTATTACGGGTAAATTGAATGACGTAAATCTCATCGAACGCCGCAATGTATTGCCTGAACAAAAGACCGTATTGAAACGTCAAGGCATATGGCTTCCTAATTGGGATCTTGAGGCTCCTAAATATAAAAAGAATTATATCCTTATAAACTCTGGTGATCTAGGCTTGTTCTCTGCCACTACCCCATTGATTCTCGCCAAGAAATTCACGTTGGCTAACTATATAAATTTTAGCCATACATATGGACAACC